TCAATTGCATTGGACGCAGTGGCTAAAGGTCGTAAGGTGATGTTTATTTGTGACCGAGTAAAGCTAGTAGAGCAATCTATCAGGGCGTTTGATAACGCAGGTATAGAGATAGGTGTGATACAGGCTCAAAGTGAAAGAATAAACCCTAAAGCCAGAATACAGATAGCATCAATCCAAACACTAGCTAGGCGGATAAAATTTAGGATGCCAGAGTTTGACTTAGCCATAGTGGATGAATGTCAGACCCACTATAAAGCTACACAGGCAATGATGGATAGATATTCTAATGTGCCGTTTATTGGCTTGTCTGCTACGCCATTTTCTAAAGGGTTAGGAAAGGCTTATCAAGATTTAGTAGTTCCGATTACACCAGAGGAGTTAATGTCTCAAGGATACCTAACTAAGGTGGATTACTATGCAGGTGCATCAGTAGATGTTAAGTCTATCAAGAGCCGAAGTATGTCTACAGGTGGTACAGACTTTGACCCCAAATCACTAGGCAAAGCTACAGAGGATGACAACGTACTTACTGGAGATATAATAAAAAACTGGATGACACACGCTAAAGATAAGATGACTATAGCATTTAGTCCTAGTATCAAGCACAGCAAGTACCTGGTAGGTGAGTTTCAAAAAGTCGGAGTGTCAGCAGTTCACATAGATGGTTACATGGACGAGGAAGAAAGGGAGATAATTTACAAGGCTCATGAAAATGGTGAGTTTCTGATATTGTCGTGTAGTATGCTTTTATCGGTAGGTTATGACAGTCCCAAGGTAGAGTGCATGATTGACTGTTATCCTACTAAATCACTTATCTTATACGTGCAAAGAGCAGGGCGTATAATGAGAACGGCAGAGGGCAAAGAAAGGGCTATCTATCTTGACCATGCAGGAAATATACAAAGGCATGAAATGTTCCCCGAAGAAGTAGTGCCAGAGACGCTAGATGATGGTGAAAGCAGGTATAATGAGAAGTCACTAACCAAGAAAGAAAAGAAAGAGTCAAAGCCTAAAGAGTGTCCTAAGTGCCATTCAATAATGAAAGGTTTAAGGTGTATATGTGGTTATGAATACCCTATCAGTGAGGTAATAGAAACCACACCAGAGATTCTGCAAAAGTTAGATAAATATAGTATGGATCAGAAAATGGAGTTTTACGCTGGGATGCTTAGAATTGGCCTGGATAAGAACTACAGCAAGGGATGGGCTTATTACGCGTATAAGGAAAAGTTCGGAGTATTCCCTAACAAGAGGCCAGAACCAGCAGTAGAGCCATGCACTGACGCTGTAAAGTTTGCTAAATATAAACAGATACGTTACGCTAAAGGTCGGAATAAGGTATAATATGCTAGATTATTTAGATAGGGTTCGTAAGGCTGGGCTAGATAGGTGGAGAGCGCCTTGTCCAGTGCATAACGGTAAAGATAGAAATTTAGCTATTACCTTAAAGCCAGATGGAACGTATGTAGCTTATTGTCATGTATGTGGCTGTAATCAAAATGATATAGCTCAGACTTTAAGAATACCGTTACAAGAGATATACCCAGACTACAGAAAACCAGAGAAAAACAGTAGACCTGTATATCCTGCTGGGAATTATCGTGGTAAAGAGCAAATGGTATTTGATAGGCATTTAATCGAGATATACGAGTCTGATACTGGTCAAAAAACGTACAGTGACTATAAGGCTTATAAAGAGTCCAAAGCTAGGTTTGATACGTACAACAAAAATATGAGAGAGTGGATAAATGGCTAGACCTAAAATAGAGCTTACAGATGAGCAAATTGCTGATTTAGAGTCAGTCTCAGCGGTACTTACTCAAAAGCAGTTAGCAGATTATCTAGGCATTGCTAGAAGTACCTTTAATGAGATTTTAAAGCGTGATGAGGTGGTTTTCGGACAATATAAAAAGGGAAAAGCTAAAGTTATATCAGAAATAGCAAACAATCTGGTAAATAAGGCTTTAGATGGAGATATAACAGCCCAGATATTTTACCTCAAAACGCAGGCTGGATGGAAAGAGCAAGATGAGCAAATAACAGACCCACAACCAATAGTCATTAATATGGTTAAGCCTGGGGATGATTGACGTTAAGCCCACAGTACCTCAGTACAAATACATTACATGTGATGAAAGATTCCCTGCATTTGTTGCTGGGTTTGGTGCTGGTAAGACTGAGGCGGCTGTATTAAGAAGTATATTTGGTTTACTTAGTGAGCCAGGTGTAAATAGGGGGTTCTATGAGCCTACCTATGACCTTATAAGAATGATTGCATTTCCTAGATTCGAGGAGGCGCTAGAGAGGCTAGGATTGCCTTTTGTTATGCGTAAGTCACCACTAAACGAGGTGGAGATTCTAGGCTTTGGTAAAATCATATTTAGAAGTATGGAAAATCCTAGCCGTATTGTTGGTTATGAGCATGGTGATGCTGACATAGATGAGCTAGATACGCTAAAGAGAGATAGCGCCGCCCACGTATTCAGGCAGATAATGGCTCGTAACCGTCAAAAGAAACCATCAGGAAAACCTAATACTATAGGTGTTACTACAACGCCAGAGGGCTTTAGGTACGTATACGAGAAGTGGAAGAAAGATCCAAAAGATGGCTTTGTTATAATACAAGCACCGACACGAAGTAACCCACATTTGCCAGATGGATATATTGACTCACTCAAAGATAGCTACCCAGATAACCTGCTAAAGGCATATCTAAACGGTGAGTTTGTTAACCTTACCAGTGGAACTGTATACTCAAGCTATGACAGGAAACTACATCGAAGTGATGAGAAGTACATACCAGGCGAAACTGTGCGCATAGGGTGTGACTTTAACGTAACTAAGCAAGCGGCTACTATCTATGTAGTTAGAAATGGTAACGAGTGGCACTGTGTAGATGAGCTGGTTGATATGTACGACACTCCAGACATGGTTAACAAGATTAGACAAAAGTTCCCCAAAAGCATTGTTTACATATACCCAGACGCATCTGGAAAAGCCAGAAAGACAGTTGACGCAAGTAAGTCAGACATAGCATTACTAGAGCAGGCAGGCTTTAAAGTGAGGGTGAATAACTCAAACCCAGCTGTCAGAGATAGGATAATTGCTTTTAATTCGGCATTAGAGGCAGGGCGTGTTAAAATAAACGACAGTACATGTCCTGTTGTGGCGGATTGTTTAGAACAGCAGGCATATAATGACAAAGGTGAGCCTGATAAAGTTAGTGGTAATGACCACCAAAATGATGCGACTACGTATCCTATCGCGTATGAAATGCCTATCAGCAAGCCTGTCAGTAATATTAACTTTAAATTTGCGGTGTAATTATGCCTATAGATACTAAAAATCCACAATACCAGTTATATAGTCCTGTATGGCAACGTACACGCGATGCTGTTGCTGGCTCAGTCAAAGTCAAAGAAAAGCGTAATGAGTATTTACCTGTGCCAGATGCAGAGGCTGGTGAGGGCCTGGGTACTGAGTCATTGAGATACAGACAATACCTAAAGCGAGCTGTATATACTAACTTTACTGGGCGCACTAAAAACGCGCTAGTAGGGGCGGCATTTAGAAAAAACCCTACAGCTGAGCTACCTGAGTCATTAAGTTACTTACTAGATGATGCTACAGGTGATGGTTTGCCATTATCACAGTTGGCAAAGGATACATTAAGTGACTTGCTAGAAACTGGTAGAGCTGGCTTTCTAGTTGATTATCCCCAGGCTGATGATGGTTTGAGTGTAGAAGAGATTAACCGACTAGACCTTAGAGCGTCTATTATTCCTTATTCAGCTGAGAGTATTATCAATTGGAAAACATCAGTGGTAAGAGGGCGTAAACTTGTTACTATGATAGTGCTTTCTGAGTCATACTTAGAGCCTAATGATGAGTTTTCGCACGAGAGCAAGACACAGTATAGAGTGTTGAGATTGCGTGATGACGGTTACACTCAGCAGATTTACCGAGATGAGATGGCGTATACAGATGAATTTTATCCTAAACAGTATGATGGAAGTAGCTGGGATTTTATACCATTCCAGTTTATTGGTAGTAAAAATAATGATTCTACTGTTGATGACGCTCCCTTGTCTGATATTGCTAATGTCAATATTGCTCATTATCGTAATAGTGCGGATTATGAGGAGAGCTGTTTTATCACTGGTCAGCCTACCCTATTCATTACGACGAGCTTTAGTGCAGACCAATTCCAGGAAATAAACCCCAGAGGTATCAAGCTAGGCTCAAGAGCTGGCCATGTGCTAGGCGAGTCTGGTTCTGCAACTTTGCTACAGCCTAACGCAAACCAATTAGTACTAGAGGCAATGAAAGCCAAAGAGTCACAGATGGTGGCTATCGGTGCGCGTATCATCACAGATAGAACTGGCAACGAAACGGCAGAGGGTGCGAGGATTAGATTCGCGTCAGAAAACTCAGTGCTAGGTGATGTAGTGCATAACCTGTCTATGGCTATAAATAAGTGTATTGCTTGGTGTGGCTTATTTATGGGCGCAGAGTCAGATGATGTTAACTTTGACATCAATCGAGAGTTTTACGATAAGCAAGTTGACCCTCAGATGATTATGGCAATGGTTACTCTATTAGATAGAGACTTAATTGCGCATGGCGATGTATTCCAGAATTTAAAATCAGCTGGCCTTATCGACCCAAAGCGAACCCTGGAAGATGTACAAAGTGAGTCAGGTGAATTTAATCCATTAGGGGGAACTGATGCGGATGAAGAAAAAGCCTAACAAATGAACTCTAACGATAAGATTGTTGACGGTATAACAAGGCATCATATTTTCGTACAAAGGTACGCAAAGGGCCGAGAGAATGAAGCAAGCCAGTATATTGGCAGGCTTATGAATACCGTTATCAATCGTATAGAGAAAGGTAACATCACAGAGATATCAAGAGCTAGGCTAGGCTCTTTTTTGTTGGATATGACTCAAACCGTCAGACAGTTTAATAATGAACACTCCAGCTCATTAATAAACCAGGTGATAGAGTTCGCTAAAAGAGACTCTGAAACCATAGGCGCTATCGTACAAAATGCAGTTGAAGCACAGATAGCCCTGCCAACAGCCACCCAGTTAGAGAGCGCAGTATTCACTAATATAATGGATTTAGAGCCATCAAAGGGGTACACGATAAGCTCTATACTATCAGAGTTTGGTGATAAGAAAGCCAGGCAGATAGAGCAGTATATTCGTGATGGGTTTGCACTAGGCGAAACAACCGACCAGATAGCATCCAGAATACGCTCTAACGAGTTTATGATGAGAAGTCAGGCAAAGGCATTAGCCAGAACTGTTGTTAACCACACAGCGACCCAGGCGCGTAATACCACGATGAAAGAGAACGCCGATATACTAGATGGGTATAAGTGGATCGCCACCCTAGATAGTAGAACAAGTCTAGTATGCGCTAGTCGTGACGGTATCGTTTATGATATGGATGATAGCAACCCTAAGCCACCAGCCCACTTTAATTGTCGCAGTACTATTACGTATGTAGTTAAGCCTGAGTTTAATTTAGGCGGTGATATTGACGTAAAAAGGCCATCAAAGGGTGCTAGTGGCACAATGCGAGTGAGTCATGGAACAAACTACGCCAGGTGGTTAAAAAGACAGCCTGCGAGTTTCCAGGATGAGATACTGGGTGAGAAGAAAGGTAAGTTATTCCGTAGGGGCAAGGTCAAGCTAG